AAAGTGGAGAAGGCCGTTCACAAGCATTTTAGTTCTGTTAGGGTTTCTTCCGATAGAGGAGGGTCTAGGGAGTTTTTTACCCTATCACCTCTTACGGCTTTTGATAGGATTCGTGAGGTAGGGGCATTGTTCACGGTAGGAGAACCTGTAATTTATTAGAATATATAAGAAATCTTGCGAATTTAACAGGTATCTGGGAAGGATATATAAAGATCTTGCGCGGCGATTCTTCGAAAATAATTGTTATTTTAGTTGCTCCCCTCCTTTTTTCTTCGTATATTTAGGTGTAATCAAAAATTAACATTATGAAACAGTTAAGAATTTTATTTTTATTAGTAGTATCCTTATTCGTATTTAGTTGTTCAACCCCTGAAATTGAGCAGGATGTTTGTTTAAATGGGGATTGTGGGGCTGAATTCCGAATTGATACTCAAGGACATCCTGGAACTTATCAAGATGTTCAAGGTGTTTGGCATATTAAACATGCTGGATTAAATTATTTTACTGTAAAAGTAGATGTAAATGAATTAGATCCTCACTATGTTATTAATGGAATTCCTTTAGTGAGTGTGGGTTTTGATTCTAATTTCTTTTATACACCTGGTAACGTGATATGGACCTACCCTGTTTATTCCTACTTAGGACTATGGTCAAGCAATCAAATGAACACTCCTATACCTATTGGAACTCAGACTTATACCTTCCCACAGCTTATAGGGCAGACAAACATAATGAACCTAACAGGATATACAATTCAACACAACCCTAATGTGAATGTAAATCACCCAGCATACAAGACGTATTTTGCTACGTACAGTAAATATACTTACAGACCTCAGCAATCTATGACGTTTTTTCCAGATTTTATAGGAAGAACAGCAACAATTTATATAGAGGTTACTCTAGGAGAGAATAAGAGAACAATACTAAAGGAGATGAAAGTCGTATTTGAACTTTAATAGTTGTTTCTTAAAAAAAAAGTTCATAACTTCTCCTATATAAGAAAATATTATTAAAACTTAATAAAATAAAAAAATGAGAAACAAAGATTTGTTTGAACAGAAATTAGAAAGATTTGAAGCAGAAGTGAAGAAGGTGGGATATCTTGTTCGACGTAATGAGTTAGATGAAGCATATGAGAGAGTAGGAGAGTTATTAGAGAAGATAGGAGATCTTAGAACTTTATTAAATACAGAATCTCAAGACTAATGAATCTTTCGGCAGAACAAATAGAAAAGAATTGGGAGAAGCATCTTAAAATTGTAGATACTTTTATAACAGGTGACCGTAAAGAGAAGTTAAAAGCTCTTTACCTAGACCTATCCGATGAAATGATCATGGCTCCTGCTTCGGGTAAGACTTTTTACCATAATGCTTTCCCGGGAGGGTATATTGACCATGTTAATCGTGTTGTTCATTGTGCTTTGAAAACTAAAGCACTATGGGAGGAAATGGGTACTTCTATAGATTTTACCGATGAAGAGTTAGTTTTTGCTGCTCTTAATCATGATTTAGGTAAAATAGGTTCTAAAGGAAAACCTAATTATATTCAACAGACAGACAAATGGAGACAGGATAAATTAAATGAAATGTATACTCCTAATAAGGATTTAACATTCATGCTTATACAAGACCGTTCATTATTTACCCTACAACAATATGGTATAGCTTTAACTGAAAGAGAGTTCTTAGCTATAAAATTACATGACGGATTATACGATGATGTAAATAAACCCTACTACATATCTTTCAGTCCTGATGCTAAATTTAAAACTAACTTAGTCTATATTCTTCATAATGCTGATTTTTTAGCTTCTAAAATAGAGTATGATAATTGGAAGAATGAAGGAGGATCTACAGTTAATAAGGCAGAGAAAACAAAAGCAAGTACAGGTAAAACAGTTAATGCCTCAGAAGGATTAATGAATTTAGTAAAAAATATTTAAAAAATGGAGATAGCAATTATAACTTTATCACTACTATTAGTAGTAGGAGTGTTTATTATTTGGAACTTAAATAATAAAGTAATCAAGCAAGAAAGCGTTATAGAATACCAAGTTGACTATTTGCGTAGAGTTTCGTATCTTATTAGTGAATCAAACTTATACGTTAATAAATTAGACGAGAAAGGTATATTTAGAGCCGACGATGAAGTGGGCATATTTTTTAATTTTATGAAAGAAATTCAAGAAGATATAAATACCTTTCGTCTGCCAGACGATTATGGAAAAACCAAAAAATAACAATTATTATTTTACCCAAGGAACAGAGGATGCTATTGTAAGATACAATAACACCTCTGACCCTGTTTTAAGAGGTAAGATATTTACTAAAGAGATTTACTACCCTTTCTATAAGTTAGTAGAGAATATTATACATACTTTTAAATTCTACTATACCGATGTTTCGGATATAGAAGACTTGAAATTAGAGATAGTATCTGTATTAGTGGAAGAAAAAATACATAGGTTTGATCCTTCCAATGGAGCTAAAGCCTTTTCTTATTTTCAAACTATAGTAAAAAGGTGGCTTATTAATTATAATAACAAAAATTATAAAAAGCTTAAGCAAGTAGGATCTTTCGACGATATGGAAGATTCCTATGAGACAGGATTAGATGATGATAACTCTCAAATAATAACCTTATCAAAGCTTGTATCTATCTACGTAGTCAATATGTACGAATCAATAGAAAGTAACTTCCCTAAAGAACAAGATCAAAGAGTAGCAGATGCAGTCTTAACACTTTTTAAATCTCGTCACGATTTAGAAATCTTTAGAAAAAAAGCTTTATACATATATATCCGAGAAATGACAGATTGTGAAACTCCTACACTTACTAAAGTAATATCAAAACTTAAAGAAGAGTTTTACAAACTATATAACATCTACCAAGAAGCAGGATACTATATTCAATAATATATCTTCAGATATTTATATAATAAATAGACTATGGGATTAGACACGACAATATTTGGAAAAAAGACCGTTTCTGATGTTTTAAAAGAAATTTACGACAATTCTAAGAATAAAGAAAAACAAATCAACGCTCTTATTGGAGAGTTAAAACCTCTTGTTGAGAACATAGGAGATGCAACTTTGGTTGTTCCTATGATTAAAGAGTATTTAGAGGTTGGAGTAAAGAATGATGAACATCTTATTAAAATGGTAGCACTTGTTCAAAGACTTGAAGGAGGAAAAGGTACTGAAACAGACTTTTTTAACCCAGAAGAGCTTGCAAAATTAATGGAACAGAGTGAAGAGCTAGGTAAACAATTAGATAAAAGAGACGAAGAGTAATGGCATTTACAGCACATTTAGGATCTAGTAAAGCCTCGGCACCAGCAGCTAAAAGTAAAGCAGCAAACTCCTCACAATACGGTAGGGTGGTCTCTATTGTACTTAGTGTAGATGATCCAAAATGTAAAGATGCTTCTATGATAAATGGGATATTCTACAGAATACCAGGTAAAGGAGCAAATGAAGATTCTACCGAAGGATTAAATTTTGCATATCAAGGAGATGTAAATATTAGAATAATCCCTATGGAAGGTGAGATTGTAGAGATACAAGCTAAACCAGCAGCAGGAGAAGGAGCAAAGCCAGGATCAACTACAAAGTACTGGACTAGTGTAATCCCCATCTGGAATCACCCACACCATAACGCAGCCCCAGACACAAGACAACCTGAATGGAAAAATAATCTTTTAGCAGGAGCAGTAGAACAGGCCACTATCAACCCTCTTCAAGCAAACCCAGGAGACGTAATAGTAGAAGGGAGATTAGGTCAATCTATTAGATTAGGAGGCTATAAAGGAACAGTACCGACTATAGTAGATGATGCAAATAACGGTAAACCTATTACTATTATTAGTAACGGGCAGATAGAAACCGATAACGGAAATGATTTAATACTAGAAGATGTAAATAAAGATTTTAACTCTATATACCTAGCATCAGATCATCAAATACCGCTTACATCTGCAAATACAAAAAGAGATTCTTATAACAACGTACCTGTAGCTTCTAATCAATACAGAGGTAATCAAGTAGTTGTAAATGGAGGAAGACTTTACTTTAATGCTAAGGAAGATAGTGCATTTATCTCTGCAAAAAATTCGATAGGGTTAAATGCAAATACATTAAATCTAGATGCTACAGATTACTTCTGTGTAGATGCAAAGACAATCTATCTAGGAAGAAAAGCAAGAACATCCGGAGGAGGTCAAAGAGAACCTGTAATACTAGGTAAGCAGTTAGAGAATTGGCTGAACGTATTACTAAGTAGTTTAGATGCTATAGCAAGTGCGATGACCTCTGCTTCTGCATTAGGAACACCAGTAACACAGTTAAACGCTGCAGGCCCTTCTTTAAAAGCCTCTATACAGTCTCTAAAAAAGCAAATTAAGCGAATCCAATCTAAGAAAGTTTTTACAGAATAATGGCAATAAAATCACAATTAGCAGGGATAGTAGCAAGACAAGTAGGAGCTCTACAAGGTAAGTTAACCAGTCAAGTACAGGATAGGGTACTTGAAATTGTTTCTAGATTTGCCAATCAATGTCCTCCTGATAAAGAGTTGAGAAAGATTATAAGAACTAGAGATAATTTATTAAAATCTATAAATGGATTAGAGAAAAGGTTAAACACTTTTAAATCTTTAGCAAATAAGTTAGGACCTGCTATTACTGCAGCTAAAATAGCAATAAAAACTATAACATCACTACCAACACCGACAGCAATAATCCCCCCAGGAAGCCCAGGAGGTATAGGAGTCCCTTTTTCTGCATTAACAAAACTTAGTGATAAGCTTATATTTCTAGATAAATTACTTGACTCACTAGAAGGAGATAAAGAAGGTATACTAGGGGTAATCTCTTCAGTATCTGCAACAATAACCAGTCTTAAAGATAGATTAAGAATTCTAGATAGTGCTATTGAAGCATGTAGTAAACAATCACCAGATCTATCAGGAATTGTAGCACAAGCACAACCTAAATCGAATACAGGTACAGAAGGAACCCCGTTAGACAATAAATACTACTACAAAGGGTATGAACTAGCAGTATTACAGGATCCAAACTCACCAGCAATAGCACCAAGAAGGTATGCAGTAGCAAAAGATAATAAAGGTACAGTAGTATTAAAAGGGCAATCTTCATTTAGTTCTGATACACAAGTCCTATTGGATGAAATTAAATTTAGAATAGATAATCAATTACCATAACATAACTATTTATTAATATGAAGTTAGATTTATTAAAAAAATTAATAAAAGAAGCTGTAGGGGAAGCAGTAAGGGAGGAGTTATCAAAGATTCTCTCGGAAGATGTGAGACCATCTCAACCTGCTAGACCATCTGTAATGAAATATGAAAATTACAAACCAGTTACAGCAAAACCCATACCGACAGGAGATCCTATAATGGACCTACTAAACGAAACCAGAGCTACAATGACATCAGCTCCAGATTCTGGGTATAGACCAGATATATCATCTATGATACAGGCTCCTGGATTAGGAATGGAATCAATGATGGAAGACAATTTTGCAAGACCGGAGGTAGGTATAGATTTATCTCAATTAGATTTTGTAAAAAATGCAGGAGCAATATACAAAGCATCAGTACAGAAAGATAAAGAAAGATTTGGAGCATAATGGCATTTAATATAGCAAAAATAAATCCTTTAGATTTACAGCCTAGAAAAGCAGTTGGGGTTAGCATACCTTTTTCTTCTAGAGCTGTATTTAACTCTACCTATACAACTCAAGATGCATTAAAATATAATTTAATTAACTTCTTACTAACAAATAAAGGAGAGAGATTCTTAAATCCAAATTTTGGAGCTGACTTAAGAGCACTGCTTTTTGAACAAATGACACTAGAGGTTAAAGATACAGTAGCATCAGTTATTAGATCAGGGATAAGAGACTGGTTTAGTAACGTTAATATAGAAGCACTAAACGTAACAGAATCTCCAAACTCTAACACTATTACAATCTATATGAAATATTCTGTAGATTATACAAATATACAAGACGAATTGTTAATAAACTTTCAACAGTAATGGCCCAAGATAGAGATATAAAATATGTAAATAGGGATTTTAGTGATTTTAGATCACAGTTAATCGAGTACGCAAAGAATTACTTCCCAGATTCTTACAATGACTTTACTCCTTCCTCTCCAGGAATGATGTTTATAGAAATGGCTGCATACGTAGGAGATATTTTATCTTTCTTCCAAGATACTCAATTACAAGAAACTTACATACAACACGCTAAAAACCCTGCAAACCTATTCAATCTTGCTTATATGATGGGTTACCGTCCAAAAGTAACTACAGCATCTGAAGTAGATGTAGAAACATCTCACCTAGTAGATGCAATACTATCACCAGGAGGGAGTATAGGTCCAGACTGGTCTCAAGCCTTGCAGATACCTTCTAATACTAAGTTAAAATCAACATCAACAGGTCAAGTAAACTTCTACATAGATAAGCCTATAAATTTTGCTCTTTCAAGTTCATACGATGATACATCAGTAACTGTCGAAACTCTAGATGCACAAGGGGTACCTCTTTTATATAGATTAACAAAAACTGTAAAAGCTTATTCTGGAGAAATAAAAACAGCAACAGAGGTAGTTACTTCTGTAGAGAAGTTTAAAACAATTACAATAGATGATACAAATATAATTGGAGTGTTATCTATTACAGAAAATAACGGAAATACAGTTTGGTACGAAGTTCCTTTCTTAGGTCAAGATACAGTCTTTGTAGACGATGTAAACACATCTAATGATAAAGGAAGTGTACCTTATTTACTATCTCTTCAAAGAGTCCCAAGAAGGTTTACAACAAGATTCTCTTCAACAGGACAGCTACATATACAATTCGGAGCAGGTATAGCAGGACAAGATGACTCAATAATAACCCCAGATCCAACCAATGTAGGATTAGGATTAACACCAGGAGGAGTAAATAGGATAACCTATGCATATGATCCATCTAACTTCCTATCAACCCAAGCATACGGACTTGCACCTTCCAACACCACTTTAACAATTAAGTACTTAGTAGGTGGAGGAGTATCGGCAAATATCCCTGCAAATACATTAACAAATTTAGTAGGGTTTGGATCTACACCAACAGGTAATACAACTACCTTAACTTTCAATAATCCATTAGGAGCAGATGGAGGTAGGGATGGAGATACTGTTGATGAGTTAAGACAAAACTCTTTAAGAGCATTTAACGAACAAGGAAGAGCTGTTACTTTACAAGATTATGCAGTTAGGTGTTTATCAATGCCTCCTAAGTATGGATCTATCGCAAAAGTACACGCAGTACAGGATGAGTTAACTAACCCTAACTTAAAGGTAGACAGTATAATAGATAGTAATCCACTATCACTATCGATATACACACTGGCATACGACTACAACAAAAACCTTATAAAATCTTCAGATAGTTTAAAAAAGAATCTAAAAAAATACCTAGCAGAATACATGGTACTTACAGATTCTGTAAATTTTAAAGATGCTTTTATAGTTAATATTGAAGTTCAATTTGATATAATTACTAGACCTAATTTCTTAGGTAAAGATGTACTTCTAGCTTGTACAAATAAGTTAAAATATTATTTCGATATATCAAAATGGAATATTAACCAACCTATTAACCTTTCAAGCCTATACACACTGCTTGATCAAGAAAAAGGAGTTCAAACAGTACAGAAGATACAAATAATAAATAAAGCAGGCGGTAATTACTCTCAATATGCATACGATATTACAGGAGCAACTAGGAGTAATATAGTATACCCTTCATACGATCCTATGATTTTTGAAGTAAAATTCCCAGACACAGATATTAAAGGAAGAATAACAACACTATAAGATGGCAGTATACAGAATATTTCCCGAAAAAGATACATTTATATTCTCAGAAGTCCCAACCGGTAATGCAGGTAAGGATGAGATAATTGAAATAGGAGGATACTCTGACACTTCCGGTGTAGGGGAAACAAACCGATTATTAGTACAATATAGTAATACAGAGATACAAAGTGTAATTGCCAATAAAGTAGCAGGAGCAACATACAGTGCTAGCTTGAATCTTTACCTAGCAGATGCTTACCAACTACCTGTTGACTATACCCTGTATGCATATCCAATTTCTGGAGCATGGGATAATGGGGTAGGAAAGTTTGGAGATCTTCCGATAAATACTACAGGAGTTTCTTGGCAATATAGAGGAGCAGGACTAACACAGCCATGGGCTACGACATCGTTCGCAACAGGTACTACAGGGTCATTCTTAACTGGATCTACAGCTGGCGGAGGAAATTGGTATACAGCACATAGCGGGGTAAATTTAGAGTTTACTCAATCACATGGTTTAAATTCAACTAACGATGTAAACATAAATGTTACCAAAGCTGTAGAGCTTTTTAATACAGCAACAATAGGTAATAATGGGTTTATAGTAAAACTCCCTAATAGTTTAGAATATAATACTACATCCTCTATCCGATTGAAATACTATGGGGCAGACACAAATACGATATATCCACCATTCTTAGAATTTAAGTGGGATGATAGTTCTTATAATACAGGATCGTTATCTGTTCTTTCAAATAATATTTCAATAATTAACCTTACAAATAATAAAGGCAGGTACACAGATGTAGGAAAACAGAGATTTAGACTTTCAGCAAGACCTAAATACCCAGTTATATCATTCACAACAGCTTCTGCATTTTTAACAAACTACGCTCTACCTACAGCATCATATTGGGGGTTAAGAGATGAAAATACAGAAGAAATGATTGTTGATTTCGATACTCAATTTACAAAAATAAGTTGTGATTCAAATGGAGCTTTTTTTGATGTGTATATGGATGGCTTGCAACCGGAAAGATATTATCGTATATTAGTAAAAACAACTTTAGACGGAAGTACTACAGTAGTAGATAACCAAAATATATTCAAAGTAGTAAGAAATGGCTAATAATATAGAGATAAGAAAAACTGTATTTAGTACCACAGAATTTAACAAGGTAATAGATACAGATTTTAAAACATTTACACAACCAGTTCCTGAGGAAGATACAGATACTTCTGAAGAACTGTTTCGTCTATATGAAAAACTCTATTATACTATTGATGTAGAAGGAGAAGAAAACTCACATCAATACCTAGTAAGAAAAAGCTCAGAGTTATTAACTTTCGATAAAGTGACAGAAGACATTCAACCACTTTTAGATGAAATATCTCAACTAAGAGAACAGCTGTTACTAGCTAATCAACAAATCATAGACCTAGAAACAAACGTATAATCAATGGCAGATATAACCTACACAGTTGACGGAAGCTCACCAGAGAATATCCCAGGTTTCGAACAATACTCTCAAAATGATAAGGAATTAATTAATTCATTTGAGGTTAATAATGTATTTGATCCAAGTAAAAATTATATAGAATTACATATATTTTCTCTTTCTGATGAGTTATTAGAAAGCGATGCTCAATATACAAACTACTCTCAATTAGGAAACGCTCAATCAACAGGAGGAGGAGCATCTGTATTAACTGTAGACTCAGTTTATGATAGTAGAATTTATGGATATGATTTAGGAGGAGTAAAACTACTGTATCATTTCTTAAACGATTTATACACAGTTAATAATACGACTACTGAATTCTTTATTGAAAGTATCTCTCTAGATAGGACAGAATTAAGATTATTACCAGTATCTTTAACAGATAGCGATGTAGTAAAATTTACAGCAGGAATACAAAATAAACTACAAGTACAATCCTACTTCGATGGATTTAGGTTAAATTTTTCAGATAATGATTTATTTATAGCAGTTAATATTGATACTGTAGACTTAAATCAAGGTAAAGCAGTAGTTGTAAAACTATATGAACCCCTACCGGATACTTATTCAGAAAAAAGCAGATTAAATATAGTAGATATTATATCAGACTCAGTTGCTTATATAGTTGATTCTGAAATCACTATGGAGGATGTTATGCAACCTACCTTAAGACCTGCTAATTTTAACCTAGACATATCAGATGAAAGTGTAGTACCAACAGGTTACCTAACCTATAATGATCTTTTCAGCTATCCTGTAACAAATGCAAATAGTGAGATATATTCTCTATTTAGTGAAAAAGGTATAGATGTAAGTGTAGATTTCACAGACTATAATGACTTTGTTCATTTCTCCTCAGCAGAAGAGAGGTTAAATAACTTTAAGTATAAGTTAGATTTAATAACCAGCTATTCTTCAAGCCTAGCATCAATAAGCTCTGGAGCAGCAGGAAGTAGAACTTATTTTGATAATTTAATAACAGGTATTGTAAATAATTTTGATCATTACGAGAGATTTTTATATTACGAATCTGGAAGTTCTTCTTGGCCAAAATCTAATACAACTAGACCATACATAAATATACCTAGTATAAACCCAGGTACTTTTACACCAAACTCAACAGTAAGTACATGGTATTCCTCTCAACTTACTGAAGCAATAGCTTTTGATAGAACAAATGGAAATTCTCTTGCAAATGCAATACCAAGTTACCTAAAAGATGATGATAGTAATGTAAATTACATAACATTTATCTATATGATAGGTCAGCATTTTGATAACTTATGGACGTTTGCAAAAGCAGTAACAGATAAATACGATGGTGATAATAGAATAAATCACGGTATTTCAAAAGACTTAGTAGGAGAGGCTTTAAAAAATTTCGGAGTTAAATTATATACTTCAAATAAATCTATTGAAGACTTATTTGGAAGCCTTATTGGACAATCTTACCAGTCAGGGAGTGAGTTTATTACAAACTACGTACAAGCTTACCCAACAGGTTCTACCGTACCAATTCAACCATCTGGACTTGATAATTATCAGAAAGAAATACAAAAACGTATATACCACAATCTACCGCTTCTTTTAAAATCAAAAGGAACAGAAAGAGGATTGAGAGCGTTAATAAACTGTTTTGGTATCCCTTCCGATATCTTACAGATAAAATATTACGGAGGAAGAAATACATCAGAAAGACCTTTTTTCGGGGATTACACATACTACACAAGTTCTTTAGATAAAGTAAGATTGGATAATACAGGAAGTATTATACCAGGAAACACATTATCAAGTAACACATCTAATATTAAAAGAAATCCAAAATATACCGATGATTTACATAATATAGAAGTAGGCTTTGCTCCTTCAGACAATGTAGACAGGTATATTATATCACAATCATCAGCAACTTTCAATATTGATGACTATATTGGAGATCCTAGAAATTTAACGACACCAAATTACCAAGGACTCTACTCAATAGCAGAAGGAATCTTAGGAAATTTAGATAGATATAACCTACAGGATTATGTTAGATTGATTAAATTCTTTGATAATGTAATCTTTAAAATGGTTAAAGATTTTGTTCCTGCAAGAGTTGTAGCCGATACAGGTATTATTATCAAACCAAATCTACTTAATAGATCAAAAGCAAAATCAGTCTCCCTAACAGTAACAAGACCTGAGCATTCAGGATCAGTCAATACTGCTTTTATAGGAAGTGGAGACGGAGGAATATACTATTCAGGCTCTTTACAAGCTAGTACAGCATATAATAGACAAGTAACAACCCCAGAAGGAACCTATTGGAAAAAAGATCACAGGCAAGAAGAAGCTAAGTATGATGGAGAATTAGGAAATAGTGAACTTACAGTTACAGATGGAGAATTAGGAAAAAAGAATCCATACTTAAATCCAATATACCCTACAACTTATTATGATATAGGCATTTACTACACTATACCTTCAGGATTGTGTACAATATCTCCTAAACCACCAGGATTTGCAACACCCGGTTTACCAGTAAATCTTGCAACGTACTTTACAAATACAAACGGTACTACCTTATTTAGTATAGGAAACTCCCTAACAAACCTAGCACCTGTCACTACCCCTGACTCATATACTTTTCAAGGAGGAGCCGGGCAAGTATTTTATGTACGAGCTCAAGATCCAAACTCTACAAACCCTTGTATAAAAGATAATACAGTAACATTACAGATATGTACACTAAGTCTTGTTAATCCTGCCCCAGAACTAATCGTACCAGGAGATACAATTAGTTTTTCAGACTATATAGTAAATCCAACTGGATTAACAAATATTAATACTCTGTAAACGGAATCGTTCAACTCGGAAATACATATACAGTACCTTCTAATGCAGTACAGCAAAATCTTAATGTAATTACATTACAGATAAAGTCAAATCAAGGAACCTGTATCTTAACAAAAGTATTTAATGTAACCAGTATAAGAGTTACATTAACATTAAATGATACTTTCGTAACGACAGCAGATCTAACTATGACAGTATCTAATAATAACGGAAATACTACGATAACAGAGAAAGGTATCTGTTGGGGTACTTCTCCAAACCCTACAACAAGTAACACTAAGTTAATAACAAATGCTGCAATAAACTCTCCAATATCAATATACCCGTATCCTCTACAATCAAGTACTCTATATTATATAAGAGCATACGCAGTAACACCTTTAGGAACAGTTTATAGCTCACAAGTAAGTACAACAACAAAAGAGTTAGGAGTAACAACATTGACATATGTATCTACAAGTGCAACACATATTAACTTCTCTACAACAGCTACAAACCCGCCACAATTACCGATAACACCAGGCCCAACAACAACAGGTGATCCTTCGCTAGTAGCCCTGAATTTTACATCAATCGCTGTACCTAACGCAAGTGCAGCAACTTATATAAATACGACAGGAACTACAATATTGTTAGGTACAAAACAAGTTGAGTTAGCAGGTAGACAGCCAAATGCACCGTATATTTTTACAGCTATTGCAACATACAAGCAAGGAAATACCGGACACGATTTAGTTATAACATCATCACCAGTTAATTATACGATGCCGACGCTTACTAGAGGTCAATCGTATGGAGGAGGTGTTATTTTTGACCTTTTACAATACGGAACCTCAGGTTATAACGGAACTTCTGTAGTGAAGATTCTTCATCCAAGTGATTACCCAAATCAGGTTCAACAGTCGTCAGCAACTAATGCCGGTCAAAACCCGCCAAATAACTACGGATACACAGATTGGCGTAGACCAACTACAGCAGAATTACAAACAATCTTCACTTATAGACCTTTCTTAGGTAGTGCAGGTAGTGGACTTAGTTATAAGAGTTATTGGGGTAGTAATTGGGATACAGTATATTTCGGTTCCGGTACTGCTTTAAGTAATACGTCTACCGATTACTACATACTTGCTCAACACCATATGAGATCTGTAAGAGGATCTAGTAATAATAGTCTATAAAAACTAAAAACAATAATGACAGAACAAGATTTTATAAACCTACATACTAATAACGGACCTCTAAGTACTACCGGTACTATCAATGTAAACTTTGATTTACTACCAGGTACATCAACTGGAAGAGTAACAGGTATTACAGTTACAAATATACCTCAAATTAATCCTCCTAATGTTAGTAGTTTTGATAATTTAGTGAGAGTACTGGAAGAGGTTACTGATGTAAAATTTAGAGTAGGCGGTACACTGTACACACTAGCTGTTGAAGATAGAAGAGCATATACTAATCCAACTAATAATGCTTTAAGCTTTTTCTATTTCAAAGTTACACCTTTTGACTTTAGTTATGATCCAAGTAGTACTATCCAGCAAGATGTATCAGTGAGTCTATACCCTTTCCTATTAGGAAGCAAATTTACATTTAGTGATTATAATCCAGTTATAGATAATGTAATAGAGCAGAGAAGAGTAACATCAGGGTCTAGAATAGTGGAGTCAGACAGAAATAACACCACAGTTGCTCCAAGCAATCTAAATGCAATCTTATCAGGATCTGCAACACTAGCAGCAGTACAAGAAAGTAATTATACAAGTACAGGATGGGGTAATGGAAGATATAGAGGAAGTAAAACCAATTCAAAAAACTACGGAGGAATACCTGCTACACTATCTGGAAGAACATTCTCAGGAGCAATTTACGCACCACAAACACTAGACTCCTTCATACAATCGCAATCTTTTTCTACAAGAATTTTACAAAATATGTTCCACACAGGAAAAGGACTAACACCTACATACGAAATAGTTAGTAGCAGTTTTACAACAGTACCATTGATTGATGCTGATGATACCTCGATACTAATAGCTGCAGCTGGTGGACAAGTAACAACAGGTTCTTTCGATATTAACACTCTTATTAAGATAGACCAGGAAAAAATGAGAGTAACAGATTATATTGACAACAGTAACGGTACTTTCTTAGGGGTAACAAGAGGATTATTCAACACTCTACCAGCAACACATAGCGGAAGTAGTGGAATAGCTATAATAGCACCGACTTTTATATATGTGTACGACAGTGTACGGAGAAGAGAAAACGCTATGAGTAACGCAAAAATTTGGGTGGAAGAGACAGAAAAAATATATTATACAGATGCTTTTGGAGCAGTATATACAGGAAGTCTTTAAAATAAGTAAGTAGGTTGTATACTATATTTAAAAAGCATATATTTATAATAAGATAAAAAACACATTATGGGATATTTAGATAATTCGATTGTAACAGTTGATGCAATATTAACAAAAAAAGGTAGAGAGTTACTTGCAAAAGGAGATGGTTCCTTTAAAATTACTCAATTTGCTTTATCAGATGATGAAGTAGACTATACATTGTATAATCCAGACCATCCACTAGGATCTGCTTACTACGGGGAAGCTATTGAAGCTATGCCTTTATTAGAAGCATTTCCTGATGAAACTCAAATCATGAAGTACAAGCTTACAACTCTTCCAAGAGGTACAGCTAGATTACCTATTTTAGATTTAGGATACGCATCCATTAAACTAAAACAAGGAGCAGCACTTGCTATTACTCCTCAAACCTTAAACTATTTAGGAGCTGCTCAAACCTTTGAAGCAGGAGGATATGTAGCAACTATAGCAGATGCTAGAGTATTAAACTCATATAACGGAGTAGGTATTAATACTACGGAAGCAGAGAGATTAAATTCAACAACTACCCTAGGAACTAACGTTTCTAAAACAGTAATTGGAACCTCAATCAATTTAACTGCAACAACAGTAAATACATTATTTGGATCAAATACACAACTACAAACCACAATCACAATAATTGGTAGAGATTCAGGAGCTAGAGTTACAATCCCTGTAACTATTATCAAAGTAAATCAATAAGATATAAGATATGTCATTTAAAAGATTAGACCCAGAAGATATTTCAATTTCAGCAGAAGCAATTTCAGCTCCACTATGGTCAACAGGAATTTCAATCCTTACCAGCTTTATAACTTCTTCCAACCAAGTCTCAGGACCTACAGGAGATTATTACTATAAAGTATTTGATAATGTAAATAACTTAAATACACAATTTTCTTTAACATTCGGCAATAAAACCGGAGGAGGAACATTACTATATAATACTAATGTACCAATTAAATCACCCTCTTCTACTATCTACGGACAGTTTAGAAATTTAGTATTTGGAGATGAAGAGACTGACTTCGTATTTGGAACAGTAACACAGAACAGTATCTATGCAATAACTTTTGATAGATCAAGATATAAGGAAAAATTACTTCCAGGAAGCTTTAACCTTAAACTAGCAAATCCAGCTACAGGAGATAGCTTATACCTTACCGATAACAGTAAAGATGTATCTACAGTATCTTATGTAGATGCAGGAAGAGTGTATGAATTAGTAAGTGGATCTAACGGAAACGCTTATTCAGGACAGGGGTACACTACCTCTCAAGGATCTTACGGAAAATTTCTACCAGACGTAGGAGTTGTTATACTAAACGCAGCAGCATTAGATCTTTCAACACCACAGGGAGTTTCTTTAGGAACAGTTACAACCGCTAATACCGATGGTAGGAATATGGATAAACTATATTCTAGAATTGCATTTGGAGCAAGTACTGAAGCTCTTTCCGAAGAAACAGTATCTTCAAATTATGTATTTGTTCGAGTAAGAAATGGTGAATTTAACTATTCAACAAATCCTTCAAACATAACAGGTTCAGGTGAATTAAGACATTCAGTAATGGTTAATACCCCACAAGCTTACATCACAACAGTTGGATTATACAATGACAGTAATGATTTAGTAGCAGTTGCTAAATTATCAAAACCACTTTTAAAAGATTTTACAAAAGAGGCATTAGTGCGAATCAAGCTTGATTATTAATGAATGAGTACTTATAAAAAGTTAAATAAGCAGGATGCATATATTACAACATATAGTGCTAAGAAATCTTGGGTTGCAAGTGGAAGTTTTTATGACGATTATAAAATACTAAAACTAGCAGGTATATCAGGATCTAAGTACTATACTCTAAATTCTACCGATATACGCCAATCTGTATCTAGCTCTTATGAGTACAATACCAGCTTACTTTACAGAAGTATACACCACCTATACTACAGCCTTTTTCAAAACGCTCAAATACCCGCTACAGGTTCTTATGAAAATTACTTACAATCTTCATACAATGTAAGTGGATCTAGGTATATAAATGATACAATAACAGTATTTTCATTACCAAGAGAAGTAGTAGGAGTCAATATAGAACCAGGATCTGTTAGAATATCTCCTGATGTGAACTTCCCTTTTCATAACTATGTAACAGGAGGATACTCGGCAGATACAGTAACCCAGGAAGATGGGTATATACAGACAGTAGACACTTTATTCGGTATTCCAGCAACAGGGATTGATTATATCGATGCTGAAGGAGATTACGTAGTAGAAACAGATCCTACACCAGGAGAGTACCTAGAGTCAAATGGAGATAATAAGTATACGCAAGTCATTCTAGATGATGGGGAAGGTAATCTTTATATGGAGAATACTAAACCTAGGGTATATGTAGGGAATGTAATTTACCCTCACGGACAGTTAATAGTTGTAAATAAGATCATAGCTCAATACTATAATGCTTATTTTGATGCAATTATAAGTTGGAAATCTAATCATCCTATTTATACACATAATTACCACTGTCGAGTAAAAGAATCAGAGTATAATTTCACATTTAATCCTTCTGCTCTAACAGTAGTAAATAAACCGTTATATTACAGTGACGGAGCTATATACAAGACAACTGGAAGTTTTATAGATGGATACAGAAACGATAACATAACAGGAAGCGCATTTCAGCCATACATAACAACAGTAGGGCTTTATAACGACGCAAACGAATTAATAGCAGTAGGGAAGATGGGTCAACCAGTTCCAAAATCTGCAAACACAGAAATGACATTTGTTATTAAATTAGATATATAAAAATATGGCATCACATCGACAGATAACCCTTAGAAATGTAAAAGGTACTGCATTAACCTATGCAGAAATGGATCAAAATTTATCCTCTTTTTTTTATTCTGCTTCTCTAAGTAGTACAGACTTATTACTACACTATACAGGTAGTTCTGTACTAGGTGCACCATACACGCCTACATCAGTAACAGTACCTCTAAATCCACTTTTAGCAACAATAACACAGCTTACTGTAGCAGGAACTCAAGTAGGAGATATTCAATATAGAATTAATAACTCTACGTTAGGAGCTGATTCATCATTCAAATGGGATACAGTCAATTACAGGCTAGGAGTAGGAACACCAAGTCCTGTAACAACCCTACATGTAACTAACCCTGTAAATTCAGCCCCTACTAGGTTAAGAATTAGTACACCAGGAACTAGCACAGGAAACAATACAGCAGCTTTAGAATTTGCTCTTGGAACTACCGTTATAGGGTCAATTGGAAAAACATCAGGAAATACCTCAGATTTATATATAAACAGTAATGTAGGTACAAGTATATTTACTGCTATAGGTAGTACAAATATACTACAGACAAATGCAACCGGTTTAGGAGTTAAAGCAATTCCAAATACAGACTTAACAGTACAGGGAGTAATAGGAGTTGGATCAGATACTACAGC